TATTGGTGCGCCATTAGGAGATATTGCATATTTATATGGTACATTAAAAACTAGTGGGCGTGTAACATTAATGGATTTAAGACAGTTTGCTGGTCGTGGTATTCCTATTTATGAAACATTAGCTAAACGATTAAATACTACTACAAATGGCATTAATAAAATGGTTCATGATGGGAAGTTAGGATTTAAAGATATTGAAGGAGCATTTAAAGATATGACTAGTTCTGGTGGTCAATTCTTTAATTTAATGGCAGATCAATCTAAAACAGTGGGCGGTAAAATTTCAAACTTAGGTGATGTTTGGGAACAAATAAAAGTTAAAATAGGTCAATCACAAAAAGGGATTATAGCAAGCACTTTAGATATGGTTACAAACTTCTTAAATGGAGTTGATACTATGCTAGGAGCGCAAAACAAAATAGATGAAGCATTTGCTAAAAGCAATGTTAAGATGTCTTTTTGGGATAAATTAAAAGGTAATAAAGATGGTTTACCATCAATGGTTAATGACATAACCGCATATCAATTAAAATTAAATTCAATTACAGAAAGTGGAATAGCCTTCGATTTAAAAGCGTTCCAATTAAAAAAAGAATTAAATAAATTAGAAAAGGATAGATTAAGCGGTGCGATTTCGTTAAATGAATTTCAACAAAAGACAGCATTAATAAGAGGTTCTATTGATAATGTAAAAGGTTTAAAATCTATTGCATCTATGAAGGAAAACCCAACATTAGGAGCTGGTGGTGAAGCATTAAACGGTTCTGATAAATCAACATCTAAATCGTTAGGAACTGGTACAGAAGTAACTGGACAAAGACCACAAAGTTTAACAATAACTATTACTAAGTTAGTTGAAAGTTTAAACGTACAAACAACTAATTTAACAGAAGGAACATCAAAAATTAAAGAACTAGTTAGCAAGGCTTTATTAGAAGCTGTAAACGATGCTAATTTAACGGCAATGGCATAATGGCATCACAATTTAAACCAAACGTAATAGGACAAGCTAGATTGATAGCTGCTGCTGCTGGAAATGCTGCTGCTAAAACTGCTTTACACGCTGCTTTTGTTAATTATACAGAAGTTGCAAAAGAACAATTTATTGAAGATTTAACAGTATCATCTAAATACGGTTTACCTACATTTGATGCTTTTAGTTTTAATGCTAGCGTAGGCAATAAATTAAGTTATACAGCATCTAAAGATTTTGGAGGTGGTACAGTTAATATCGTTGCTCCATTCCTTTTCGAAACTGCTTTAATAGAGATTAACCAAACTAAAAATATAGTTAAAACTGTAATAGCTGGTACAAATGGCTCTGTAAAAGAATATATGAGTGAAGGGGATTTTATAATTAATTTAAAAGGTGTAATTGTTGGAGATGTGGCAAATCAACGTCCAGATGTAACACGTTTAAATAGTTTAGTAGCTTATTTAAAAGCTCCTTTATCTATTCCTATTTCATGCCATTTCTTAGAAGAACTTAATATTACTAGTGTAGTAGTTGAATCTTATAAATTAGGGCAGCGTGAAGGTGCTAGGAATATAATTGATATTGAAATTAATATGCTATCGGATAGCGTTATAGAATTAAGTTCAAACGGCACTCAAAAAGATAATATACCAACAAATAGAGCTTTCTTTTAATGTTACAAGCACAATGTGAAATAAATGTTACAAATGATTCGGGTAGTAAAGATATTACCTTTAATTTTGTACATTCTATTGAGATTGAAAGTAGCTATGAGAATTTAACAGATACTTGTAAAATTACCATACCAAGAAAACTAACTTTTGAAGGTGTAGATTTATTTGCAGGAGATAATCCTATTTTTAAACGTGGAGATAAAATAGAAGTAAGTATAGGTTATGTACCAAACATTACGAAAGTATTTAGTGGATATATTAAAACAGTAGGTAGTAACGTTCCAACTATTTTAGAGTGTGAAGATAGTATGTATTTGCTTAAACAATGGACTGTAAACTATCCTAGTAAAGTAGGGTTACAAACACGTTCAGCTAAAGGCAAACTATTAAAGCACCCTAAAATAATACCATTTAGTGTTAAATTAGATGAACTTTTAGATTATTGTTTAACCGACCATGATATCGATTATGAAATAGTAGATAATATTGATTTAGGTAGTTTTAGAGTAATTAATGCTAGTCCTGCAATGGTATTAGATAAGTTAAAATCTGAATACGGTTTATACTCTTATTTTATAGATGGTGTTTTACACGTTGGATTTGCTAATGATGCAAGTGTAACTAGTGAAGCTGAATTGAAAATGGAGGAGGTTGTAATTAATAGCGATACTTTGGAATGGTCAAGAGCTGAAGATGTAAGAATTAAATGTGTAGCTATTTCTATATTTCCAGATAATACTAAATCTGATCCTATTGAGCTTGGAGATGCTGATGGAAACCAAATTACTATCCATAAATACAATATGGATTCTGCTAGTTTAGAATTTGCAGCTAAAGAATGGATAGCAGAAAATAAATATACTGGTTATAAAGGAGATATTGAAACATTTGGAGAGCCTATAATAAAGCATGGAGATAGAGTAAAATTAACATCTACTAAATTACCAGAAAGAGATGGAACGTTTTTAGTAAAGAAAGTAAAACGTATTTATAGTGTGGATAGTGGAAATCATCAAGTATTAACTTTAGGAGCAAAAGTAGGATGAGTAAAGAATTAAGAGATGCACTAAAAACATTAACTAAACCTAATAACGATGGTTATAGTAAAGTATGTACTGTTGATAGTGTAGATTTGGTTAATAGAACTTGTTATTGCATCCCGATTAATGAAGATGCGGATATAACAGAAGTTCGTTTAATGGCAAATATTGATAATGGATTTTTATTGATACCAGAAGTTAATAGTATTGTTGTAGTTAGCTTTTTATCAGATAGTAGTGCTTATGTATCAATGGTATCTAAAGTATCAGAAATACAGTTAAATGGCACTAATTACGGTGGTTTAATAAGAGTAGCAGAATTAACAGAAAAATTAAATAACTTAGAAAACGCTTTAAATACACATTTGACTTTATATAATTCACATACACACGCTGGAGTAATGGCAGGAACTTCTACAACTAGTCCAGTAGTAGTACCAGATACACAAACATTAACACCAACAATAGATACAGAATTAGAAAATACAACAGTTTTACACGGAAATGGCAATTAGAATAGTAGATAATAAAGGTATTGCAGATACTGAAGCTGAATTATTGGCTAGTACTCAATTAGATAATATAAATTTCTATTGTATTGATACTGGTAATAAATTTACTAGTGTTAATAGTACTTTTACTAATGGAGTAATATTAGGCGTTGAAGATGATGTTACTGTTTTATCTAATATTTTATATTACATGATAAATACTGGTAATGCAGGTCAATCTATTACTATAACTTTGCCTAATGATTTACCAGAAGGTGTTGAATTTACTTTTAAAAGAGATGAAAGTAGTTTGGCTGTAACTTACGATGTTGTATTTGATTTAGATGGATTAACAATAGATGGAGATAATTCAATAACTGTACTATTGCCAACAGATAGAGAATCTATAAAATTAACTAGATTCAATTCTAATTGGAACATAACAGATAGTACAATAGTTGATTTTGAGCGAAAACTTCAAATAATAAATACTTATTATGATTTTCCTAGTCCATCTTCTGGAGTTATAACATTAGAAGATAATGTAACATATTTTATAACTGGAATTATAGACTTAACTGCAAATAGATTAGTAGGAGGTCAAAACACTACTATTATAGGCGGTTCATCTGAAAATTGCAGAATCAAAAGTACTGGGTTAAATGCTGCTACTGCTTTAATAAGTAGTGCGTGGTCTTTACCTATTCGTAATATTACTATTGAACATGGTACAGCCATAAACTTAGATGCAACCGCAAACGCTAATCAAGCACTAGATTGGTTTGGTGTAAACTTTACTGATTGTGCAATTATAGGTACTATTAAAAATTATAATAATTTTGTAATGAATGATAGTGCTTTTCTTAATTCACAAGGTTTAACATTCGATGGTTCTATTGATACTATTGCATTTGGTAACTCTTTATTTGATAATAGAACATCTGGCACTATGCTAATTTTACCATCTACATTAACTGTTACTAGACGTTTTAGAATTATTTATAGTTCATTTATTTGTTTAAGTGGTGAAACTGGAATTAACGTTAATGCAAGTGCTACTATTCCAGAAGAAAGATATATTTTAGATACGGTTAATTTTAGCGGTGGCGGAACTTATTTAACTGGAGTAACTGATACAAGTAATAAGGCTTTATTTATATCATGTGTAGGAATTACAAATACCAATGTAAACGGTCAACTTTATATGCAAGGTAACGCAACTGTTACAACCGTAGCAAGTGCTAATGTGTTTTATAAGGTACTAGGAACTACAACTGCAAGTACTGATAATCAAAAGTATTTACATAGTAATAACAGATTGACTAATGATGCTATAATACCTCGTAAATTTTTAATACAATGTAACTTATCATTTAATAGCACAAATGCAAATGTTTGCGAGTTTGGTTTTTATGATAGTGTCTTAGCTACGGTTAGAACTCCAAGTAAAACTAAATCAACAGCTAATGCTTCTGGTCGTGCTGAAAACGTATCATTTAATTGTGTGGTAACTCATAAGCAAAACGATTATTTAGAGATTTGGGCAGCTAATACAACTGGTGCAAATAATATAACCGTTACTGATTTAAACTTTGTAATAACAGAAATAAAATAAACATGGCAGTTAAAGATATAACACTAGATGATAATTTCGATTTATTAATCGAGAATGGAGATTTTAAAATATCAGATTCTGATATGCAACATATCCAATTAATTTGTATTACCGATTTAGGGCATTGGAAACAATATCCATTATTAGGTGTAGGAATTGAAAAATACATAGCATCAAGCGGACAAACGGATTCACTAAAACGTGCTATCAATATACAACTATCTTCTGATGGGTATAAGGTTAATCAGATTTTACTTAGTGGTACTAATGAAGATTTTAAATACAGTATAGATGCAACTAGAGATTAAGGTAAAAAACGGGCAAAGTATTTACGATGTAGCATTATTTTGCTATAATGATGC